CCTTCCTTTAAATACTACGCGAACTTTATGTGAAACTGCTGGTTTAGCAGCAGTAGCAGCAGTAGCAGCAGTAGCAGCAGTAGCAGCAGTAGCAGCAGTAGCAGCAGTAGCAGCAGTAGCAGCAGTAGCAGCAGTAGCAGCAATAGCAGCAGCAGGATTTTGTAGTCTTTCAATTACGGATTTCGGTGCTAAATTCGTCTGAAGTGCATTAATCATTCTCACTGCGGCGTAGTCTGTGCCAGGTTTATCACTTGGAAGAATATGTGGTCCGATATTTGGTGCACCTTCCATAAGAGGTATTTGTGTTTTTTCTGCTTGGGATTGCATGGATGTGGAAGCAGGTGAAACACTTTCATCAGAAAAAATATCTTCACTCTGTTGTTCTACATGAATGGGCACTGGTGATGGTGCGGACACAGGTGGAGGAGGAGGTGGAGGAGGTGCACTTCCACTCCCGAATCCTTTTCCAATATTTATACCTGGAAGCGACGTTCTTATGCTATCAAACCCGGATGAAAGAAGAGATGCTACATGTTGTATAGGCGATTTGGGTGATCCGAATGCACCAGCGGTTGCACTTGCAGCAAGCGACTCTTTTATTGTTGTTTTTTTTTGTTCTAGTTCTGCAATGGTTCTTTTAAGTTGTAGATTTTCTTCCAAATCAGATTTTGAAGGAGAGCCTTGTGGTGCCTCTGATAATAACCGATTTGATTCTAATAATTTTGATTTTAAGTTTTCTATTTTTGATTCAAGTTCTGGTATATCCATTTCAATCTATACTATCAATAGATATATTTATTGATATATTTATTGATATATTTTATTTAAAAAAAGAACACACTACGATATACTAGATTGCATAGATTGCATAGACTACATACATTGAATTGCCAATTCACAAGCCATTTGTTCCGCTTTTTTTTTAATTTTATGTGTGCCCGATGCAAAGTGCACTAAAATATGACCCCGTTCTTCACATATTTCCCGTATTTTGGCAAATGATTTCAGTTCACTATAATTGACTGCATTCCTATAGTCAACTTGATATATTTCTTTACCTAAACATAAGAATACACCCATCGTATACCCCGTTTCAATATCATGTTGTATTTCTAAATAATCAGGTGTCGTTTTAAATTCTTTTTGTATCTTCACTTGCAATATATTCTTATAATTGTCATCGTTTTTGATAAGCGAAATCCAGTCAATGTGGCGCTCAAATACCGCTTCGATAAATTTCTGTGCCATTTGAAACCCAGGTCCGGTGACAAATACATTTTCGAACCACTTATCGTCATCGTGCACTGATATTTTATTAAAGTCGAGAAACAGGGCACCAATAAATGCTTCAAACAAGCATCCCAATTTTTTAAGATTAGTGCGCGTCTTCTTTTCCTCTGCATGTTTCGAAATAATAAACCATTTATGCAGTCCCATTTCTAGCGCCAATTTTCCAATAGATTCATTTTTGACGATGGCAATTTTTTTTTCAGTCATGAAGCCCTCATTCTCTTTAGGAAATCTGCGATACAAGTAGTATTTTGTTACACATTCTAAAACTCCGTCACCTAGGAATTCAAGACGTTCATTTGATTTTGTGCGGAGCGCCATGCAGTTGGAAGGCTGAGGTGTTATTTTTATATTTTCACGTGCATTTTCGAGTTGAGGACGTTTCGTATATGATGCATGAATAAATGCACGGCGATACAATTCAAAATTATAGGGTTTAGACGGAACGCCATAGGTCGAAAGAATAGATTGAACATCATTCAATGTAATCTCTCTGTTGTCGGGATTGTAAGGATTAAATATATATCCGTCTTCTGATTGAATAATATCTGCATCATTTAGAATATTTTTACCGCTTGTGGAAGTAAAACTTGAACCCAGTGGAGAACGAGTTTCTTGGGACGACATCGATGGATATACAGGCAAATATGACGTGATGTTGTTTGATACGATATTACGTTATGTAATAATTATATTTTATCTTTAAATGATTTCAATTTAATTTACTTTATTTACTCTATTTCACTTTATAAATATGTAAAAATAAAATATAGTATAGTATTTTAACATATTTTTTATATTTAGCATATATATAATAAAATAAAATGGTTTTAAGTGGTCCTAAAAGAGTTTCGGCAATAAATTCTCTTACTAACAGAGGGTGTATCTTTGGAAGTATGGCTGGGTTGGCGCCTACTGTAGGTTTGAACCCCAATTTGTTGAATACGTATCGCCTAAATACGAACTATTGTCAGAACAAATGTATTCCTGTTGGATGTGTTGATGGTTTTAACTATATGAAACAACGTGGTCTTATCGCATGCAACAAGGGTGCTGGTGGTATCGGTCGTTCTCACTGGTCTCCTGGTATCGGCATCTTGTTTGGTGGTGGTTGCCAGAAGGGATGGTCGTATTAATATTGTGACTATGATAACAATAGTTTAATTTTATAATATAGCAAAAACTATATTACAAAATACACCAAACCAACAATCCAACAAATCAAAAATAATATAATATTGTCAGATTATATATTCAAATAAGAATACTATAGATAGATATATCAAAATAGTCAACATGAAAAATGCACCAAGAAGCAGAAATGGCAGGTCAGCTATGGCCCGTCGCGTTTTATTTAGCGGTCCTGGTTCCGCTGATGGACTATACGCAAATACCCAAAATGGTGGAGGAACGAAGAAGGGTGGTGCACAGCCTTCAGGAACCGGTTTTATGATTTCTTTTGCACAAAGGTCTCAAATAGCAGTTCCGGCTTTGAATAAAGACTTTCTATTCAACTTTAGACAATACTACAACGCTCCTCGTCACGCTGGACCTATGATGTAAGCGTGTGATTTTTTCATTATAATTGCTGCATAACTTATGATTAATCAACAAATATATAATTATAATGAAATATTTTTAAGTAGTTGTCGCAACTATTAAAATTATATACTAAAACTATTTAGAAATGTTATAGATAACTATTATAGTAATCATAATTACGCGTAGTGTAGTATAGTATAGCCATGATAATCAAAGTAGACAATCGTGAAACAACCCTTATACCACTGATAGAACATCGTGTTGAGGTATTTATGAATTCAAATACTGATGATCTTCATGAAGGAGTCGATGATGGAATTGGAGATGATGATAAAGTTTCAGCAAAAAAAACAAAATTGAGAAAGTCCATCAGTAGTAATGCAAATGCAACCAACAACGGATGTTTGGTTCCTTTACATATATTTAGCGATGTAGAAATGAATGCGGAAATGACTACAACTACAACTACAACTACGGATACACAAGGTAATAGCGAAATGGTGATTAGGAATGGTAGTAGCGGCAACAAACACACCATCAAAAAAGAACAGCTTGCTATTGGAGATATTATTTTGGTAGACGCTAATACTGGGCAAAATATTATTATTTTTGAAAGAAAAACACTATACGATTTGGCTGCAAGTATTCGCGATGGTAGATATAATGAGCAGTCATTTCGCCTAGATAAAGAAAATATTCATAACCATAATATCGTATATATTATTGAGGGCGATATAGAAAGGTATATTGAAAAGAAGGGTCGTGTATCAAAAAAGACGCTTATAAGTTGTATGTTTTCACTTTTGTATTATAAGGGGTTTTCTGTATTTAGGACAAATTCGATTTGTGAAACCGCAGATGTTGTTGTATTTTTTGCAGACAAATATTATAAAACATGCATAAGTGATAAATCGCGCGTCCCTTACTATGCTGAATTAAATTGTCATAAAAATGAACCTGACGCGGTCTTAACATCACCATCACCATCACCAACTACAAAAGGAAGCGACGATAGCGACGATAATGAAAAATATTGTGCGGCTTTGAAGTCACATAAAGAAAAGAATGAATATATTACACCTGATAATATTAATATAATTATGCTTTCATGTGTTCCTGGAATAAGCTCTAAAGTAGCGACACAACTTATGCGTGAATATAAGACAATACAAAATCTCTTATATCAACTTGAAAAGAAGCCTGATATGTTAAATACATTCATGATTAAAACCGAGGGTGTGGGTGCAGCAACAAAGACTACGTTTCGAAAAATAAATAAAACATGTGTAGAAAATATTAAAAAGTTTCTTATGGCGACTGCTCTAGCGTCTTCTTGTTCTAGTTCTACCTAACTAATTATCTACTGAAATTGCTACATTATTGTTTCTATAGTATCCGGCATCGACTAGTGCTTGTGTGAAATCGGCACCTCCCCAATTTTTGTCCATTGGGTTTGGACTTAAGCCAGTTGACTGCGCAATATAGTCAAGCATCATGTCAGGAGTAAACTCACCTTGGTCAATATTTGATGCATCATAACCAGGATAAGAATTTACATTATAAGGTGGGTCATCGTGTGAGGCGTCAAGTAGTTTAGTAATATGTCTTCTAGGTGGCGGAATTGCATTTGTATTTGTTATCGGCGGCAACCCTCCTTGTAAGTCTGTTGGGCTGGGGCGTATTTTATAAACTACTTCGCCTTGCGTATTTTCCGTATGTTGCAAAAATAAAACGGGACACATAAATCCAACAGAGCGTTGCCAGTCAGTGAATTGAACATACTCTTCTAAATTGTTGAAAGTAACCGGGTTAACACCAGGCACCATAAACTTTTTAGAATTATATAAATAAATTTTTGAACCTTTTTGAACAAGAATATTTGGGCAGTCTGAATTTTTGTTACTATTTTTAGGCATGGTAAGTGCCTCCTTGAAATCAGCAGATGAGTAGTTCAATACAAAATATGCACCCATTAAAAATAAAACTGCTATGATAATATATTTATGATACATAGTGTATTGTTTATGTGTTGTTTGTTTATTATATATAATTATGCTATATTATATATAATTATATGATAAAATACTACCCAAATATTACAATTATTCTAAATATGCAATAATAATAAATATGCAATAATAATATTATATAACTAAAATATATAAGTAAAGCATTTAATTACGTAGAATAGAATGTTTGGATTTTTAAATCAGAATACAAAACATCATCCGAAGGTTATGTTGACAGATGCCGATATTAAAAGATTAAAAAAAAATCATGGAGTTGTATTATTTTTTATGAATGGTTGCGGTCACTGCGTTAATATGAAAGATGACTGGAATGCGGCAGTAGATGAATGTAGAAATAATGGGATTGGTGGTGATAACGACGATTTTGTTTTGGGCGCTATTGAAAGTGGTAACACGAATCTATTTAAAGAAAATGGAATATCGCACAATGTAAGCGGATATCCGACTATATTGTATATTAGTTCTGAAGGTATTCAGCGAGGAGATACAAACCATAAAAAATATGAAGATTCTCGCAATAAAGATGCATTTGTAAAATGGATTAAAGATAAAAAAAATAAAAATAAGGGTAAAACACATGAGGGTAAAATAGAGGAGGTAGATGTATTTAACAAAAAGGCATTAAAAACAAATAATATAGGCAAGCAGTCAGGTGGTGGTCGTAGCCGTAGCCGTAGCCGTAGCCGTGGACGTGGACGCAAACTATCACGGAAAACTAGAACAAAGTCAAAGTCAAAAAGACATATGAAGCGTCATACGCATCGTCATAAACGCACTAGACACCACCACAGACGTCATATGACAGGCGGCGGTGGTTGTGGTTGTGGTGTAAGTTCATTATTTTAAAAGTAATAACATACTACCTATGTCTTTTTGTATGTCTTTTAGTTTTTGCATGTATTCGTTTTGTTTTATTTTTGAAATGTTTACTAAAACCACCTTGTGAAACGTGAAGACGAATAGGATTCGGTTTTACGACGTTGGATGACGACGACGACGACGACGATGTATTGGGTCCAAGTGCAGTTCCACATGCTACACATATAATAAACTCTCGCATTTCGGTAAGTGATATAGATATACCTGCAATAGCAGTTGCAGACGGGTATTTATTCATAGTATACTTAACCAGTTCTTTTATTGCTTCATCATAAGTATCATCAATTTTTTTATTTATTGCACTATTTGCACCACCAAATACAGCAGTTACATTCCCAACTATATCACGTAAAAAAGATACTGCATGAACCATAGTTCCCCTTACAAATCCTAAAGGTGTATATGCTTGTTGATCATAGTTGTCCGTTGTAAACAACATAAGCGACATTTTACGTTTTTATGTAGTGTAGTAAACTTCTGTAAGTTATATATTTATATTATATTATATTTATATTTTTCGTATCAAAAAATTGAAACGAAAAGTATCCTTAAAATGGTATATACAGAAAATAACAAATTTCAAACCCATCAAATCAAAAAGAATCCAATGTCTGTTCTTCTTGACTTACACAACAACCACAACCTCAACAACACTATACAGGATATTGAGTCGGAAAATGATTACGGCAGTGACAAAGATATAGTAGAAACACAAACACAAACACAAACACAAACACAAACACAAACACAAACACAAACACAAACACAAACAAAGATTGGAAATAAATTAGTTAAAAAACTTGCAAAAATAGATGTGTCAAAGGCTAAATCATTAGAGTTAGAGTCGCCGCCACCAAAAGACAAAGACCGCAACAAGGCAGAGCGCAATAAACTCAATGAATATTACTACCAACATCGCGAAGAAAAATTGGAATACCAGAAGAACTATAATCGCCAAAAAGGTGATACAATCAAAGACTATAACAAAAGTTACTACATGAAACGAAGAGAAGAAATTCTCGAAAAGGCGAGAACCAAAGTCACGTGCGAATGTGGATGCGTGGTTCAGTTATTTAACATGAACTCACACAAAAAGACGAAAAAACATATTCGCTATCTTGAAATGCGACAGGCCATGACAAATGCGGTAGTTGCCACAGATTAAAAGCGACACATACAATTATAAAATTAAATTTTTTTCATCGTTCTATTTTTACGGGTTTTCTTTTTTTTAAACGACTTTAACTTTATATTTTTTTTAGTAGTTTTGTCAGAACTTGTCTCGTCATGAGGGGCACCATTTTTATCTTCCTTGAAAAAGCTTTTCATATGTTCCAACATTTTTTTACTTATAATCACATCCATTTCTTGTTCGTCTGTATCTTTTTCCGTAATATTATACTTCAATCTGTTCGTCATATAAGTAGTAAATTTCTCTTTTTCATCGTGGTTATCTTTTATATCCTTTGCTAAGTTCGAGTTTAGAAAGCGTTTTATAATAACAGACGTCGGCAAGTAATGCTTGTAGCCTTTTACGTGAATATAGTATACATTTTCATCTTCCATTTTGGGGTGAAATAAATCGTCTACAAAACATATTTCTACATCTTTCGGCAACTTGGTGCATCGGAAAAAATCGTCAATTGTTTTATCATGTGTTGTGCGATTTACTTCGACTATTTTACCATCCACTTTAAACGCGGATATAATTTGCTCGAATATTTTTGATTGTAGTTTTGTCTCGAAATAGGTTTTAATGTGTTCTACCCATGCACGTTCTCCTTGATTATTTGTATAAATCATCACCGCCTTGCATTTTCCATCTTTCTTTTTTTGTAAAAGGTATCGCAATACGCTTAAAATATACGGCCGCGGATATTCGGGATATAAATCGAGCAATTCATTAAACATACTATACGCTTTATTATCGTCATTGTAATAATCGTCTAGTAACATACAAAATGACCCAAATTGTCCAAAACTTCCTAACGTTTCATCTAAATCAAATACAACAACTTTTTTATATTTGGATTTTATTTTGGATTCTGTTTCATATGCGAATTTGGACTCGGGTTTTATATTAAATAGTTTGTTTAAAAATTTAGGCATATAATAAATATATAAATATTATAATAAAATATAATTTTATCTTATTTTAATATAGCTTGGTATATTAATATCTCCATTATTATTGAATTATGAGTATTTTGAACCAAAATGACTATATAAAAATATTGAATTATTATGATATACCTATTTCTGCGAAAGATTCGTCTAAAACTATAAAAAATAAAGCCGAAACTATATTAGCCCAAAAATTATGCAAATGTATTAAAAAAGTTAAAAAGAGTGACAGCGTGGATACAGGTGGTGATGAAAATGATACCCCTTCCGAAAGCGAATCGAAAGCAATTGCGGTTTGTTCAAACTCTATTTTTGAACAGAAGGGACTTGTGCGAGGGTTATTTGATTGTAAGAAAAAACCGAAACTTGTAAATATTCATGGAAAAAAATATGCTCTTACTAAAAGAAAAAGAATGTTGATATTGTCGCGTAGAGCAAAACTACTTCGAAAGTTTCAAACTAGGCGAAGAAAAATGAAGAATTAATAATTAATTTGTTACATGTGTATGCATGTATGCAAAAGTAACAAATTAATTTAAAATGAATGTATTGTATGTATTAGCTTGAAGGCTTGCTTTGCTTAGGTTTACGTGCAGATGATGCACGAGGTGTAGCAGGGACTTCATTAGGTCTTGTGGTTGAAGTTGGGACTGGAGCTGGGGCAGCAGATGAGGTTGGAGCTGGAGCTTTGGGGGTAGCAGATTGAGGCTGCGCGTGCTCTACAAATGACTCAGACAAAGATGACTCACGAGGTTGGCGATGTCCACTAGGGCGACTCGAATAAACACGTCCTCCCCCTCGACCGCTACTACCATCCCTGAACTCATATGCATCTTTTCGCACCAACATCCACTCTCCTCGACCACCACGAGAAATACCGCCTCGACCACCGCCTGTACGTTCACCACGACTACCCCTCACACCTCTATCATTCGAACCAGATGAAGCCGCAGGTGTACTTGAACTTGAACTTGAACGTTGCTCATGGCGCGTCTCACAAAACAACTTTCCACCCTTTACACCACGAACATCCGCCGCCTGAAACTTATGGTCTCCCGAAGCAGTGCTTGAAACAGAAAACTCCACATACTCTCCCTCTACCAAATAGCGGTATTGCTCCTGACTTACCTTAATTGCTGAATGGTGTGCAAAAATTTCACTTGCATCTTTGAATTGGTCATTTCCTCCCACGATGGTGATAAACCCAAAACCGGTTTTATTATTGAACCACTTCACGCGTCCAGTAAGACGAACAGAAGCTGATGTATCCGAAGAACTCATAACGAAGAATAACTACGATAATATACGATAGTATACTATAATATAGCGAATGGCTTTAAGTATATTTTTACGAATATATTATTCTTTTGTTGTTGAATTTGCTTTTGCTTTTGCTTTTGGTAATCTACTATTCATATGAAGATAATTCTTTCTTACAAAGTCTTTTCAAGTAAATGTAATCCGGTTTCTCATCAAACTCTATTTTGTATGCATATGCTAGCATTCTTTCGAATATTGCAGGTAATCCTTTACATAACTCTGTGATAAGTGTCCTTTTTTTAACTTCGTATACGATTTCCGCTTTTGTTCTTTTATCGCCTGGTTGTATTTTCAAACTACACCACGGAAGTTTTCCCTTGAGTAAATATATTATAACATACAATATTGATATAATATCATCACGTCTTGAATATACATTTCCTTCATGGATATGAGTGCTTATGTAACGCATAGTGCCAACGATTGAAGCATCGGATTTATTTGGTATATGCACATCCTCTTTCATATAGATTCGCGACAACCCAAAATCGATAATATTTACTTTTTTGATAACTTGATCGGATGAGGAGTTGGTTTGATCGGTTTGGTTGTCTTGAATCCGCGAACGACTTATCATAAAATTTTCAGGTTTTATATCACGATGTATTACACCTTTTTCATGTATTTTTTCTATGATTTCAACCATTGATATCATATACTTTAAAACATCTTTCAGGTAGTATTTATAGTCAAGACTATGAATATTTGAACTATCGCTACTGCTATTTTCGTCACTGCTTTGTATTTCACACTCTGACTCACTTTCTGACCCGCTTTCATATTTTCTATTGAATCTCGATTGCGATGCTGCTTTTTTTAATTTTATCACTTCTTCCGCCAGTGTATGCGAAAATAAATCCATGACTATTATATTTTTATTTGACTCTGTCCCAAAATATCTCAACTTTACGACGCCAGGTATTCCCGACAAATGATTCAATATTTTGGACTCCCATACAAGTGTAGGTTGTGCACATGATGTTGCCTCATATTTGATTGCTACCTTTTCTTGTGTTATGATATTAAGGCCTTGGTATATACAACCAAATGAACCTTTTCCTATTTTCCTCTCGAAAACATACTTTGAATTGATAAGATTGCGGTGTTGGTATTTTGTTATATCATGTGTTTCTTCAACACATGAATGTTCTTGGTGTTGGTATTGGTGTTGGTGTTGCATTTTATCTATATATACATACCTATAAATACTTATAAATCAATTTTATAATTGATTTAGAAACAAAACAAAATAAAATATACTATTAAGTATATATAAACAACGCATATCATCGTAAGCATGATGAATTTTAAACTACAATCATTACTATATATTGGACTATTTATGGCGTTCAACCCATTACATAGTCATGGCCCAACTATGGCAATGTCATTGCCAATTGAATTTATAGATAAAGAGAATACGAATACTATAAAATATCCGATTCATGTCGCATGTGAGTGTGACTATGAAATATATGTTGATGGTAAATTTGTTGACCAGGCAAATAAGGAAGTAAATGTAATCGAATATGTGTTTGAAGGACATCCGGGGTGGAATGCTACAAAGTTTTTTAATCCTGTTATAACTACGAAAAGTCCGAACATAATCGCTTTTCATGGAACAGGTGGAGAATTTTCTGGGTTTATTAACGGGTTTGTTATGGATATGAATAATGGTGAAGACTATACAAAGTATCAGGAGTGGAAATGTAAGGAATTCAAGGTTTCAGCAGTTCCATTAAATTGGTATAGTTACGACTATGATGATAGTTTATGGGAAATGGCGAAATCATTTGGTATGAATTATCAGAATAATAGTTTTCAAATATTTGAACGCGAACGCGCCAATATACATCTTAATGCTGAGTGGTTATGGACACAGGATAACTCAAAGACAAATGTATTTTGTAGGAAAAAAGATAGACATGTGCAAACGATTCCTTTACGGACGACAACACTATTTCATCCGACAACTGCTTCACTAATAACAACTCCTGCACCAACAACTCCTGCACCAACAACCTATGCACCAACTCACGCAAATGTATTGAAAACGACACACTATATTCCTCTGCCAACGGCTGCTCAAACAACTCATGCAAATGTATTGAAAACGACACACCGCATTCCTCTGCCAACTGCTGCTCCAACAACTCACGCAAATGTATTGAAAACGACACACTACATTCCTCTGCCAACGGCTGCACCAACAACTCACACAAATGTATTGAAAACGACACACTACATTCCTGCAACAACGGCTGCTCCAACAACTCACGCAAATGTATTGAAAACGACACACTACATTCCTGCAACAACGGCTGCTCCAACAACTCACGCAAATGTATCGAAAACGACACACTACATTCCTGCAACAACGGCTGCTCCAACAACTCACGCAAATGTATTGAAAACGACACACCGCATTCCTATGCCAACGGCTGCTCCAACAACTCACGCAAATGTATTGAAAACGACACACCGCATTCCTATGCCAACGGCTGCTCCAACAACTCACGCAAATGTATTGAAAACGATACACCACCTTACTACAACAACTCCTGCAACAACCCATGCACCACTAATAAAACCCGAAACACAAAATATTTACAATATAAAAAATAACATAAAAATTATTATCAACAACGCAAAAGTTTCAAAAAATATAATCGATAAACATATGTCTACTATTTTTCGTTATTTGCAGTCAGTAAAGAATGACAGGGATGATAGGTATGACAATGATTACAAACTACGTGACGAGTTATACTATATAGTCAAGCAAGCACATACTCATATTCATCACCATTACGATAATATAGTAGACTATTATAAAAAATTACTTCGGGATACTTATGATGACCATGAATATGACCATGACCAATCCGACGAGGGAAGTGATGAATATGAAAGAGATGAGAAAGGAGAGAAAGGAGAGAATAAAAACAGATTAAATAACTCCTCAAAAATTATAGAATCTATGATAAAACTCAACCACTATATCAAAGTAATAGAGTATAAAATTCACTTTATCAAGGGAGAAACAAAGTATAACCTTTTGCAAATATTATATTCTCTAAGAAAACAATACCAAGATGACATGATTCAAATGTTGAAATACTTATAATACATAGTACTAAATCATTATTAATAAATAATATTCATCTATATATATAATGTCTATGAATTTGGCATTTTATACATATTTCTATGGAAGTGAACGAAATGGTGCATTCAAAATACCAACTATTCCTTCCCTCAAATATAAATGTTTTTATTATACAAATAATTTAAGTTTACTATTCCTACTTAAAAAAACAAAATGGATACCTATATATCACAATAAACAAACAAAAGACGACATAATCCAAAGCAATATGATGGGTAAATATATAAAAACATGTCCCCATATGTTTCCACATATAAAGGATTATGATTACTTATGTTATCTAGATAGCAAACTTGAAGATGTCAGTGAAAAATTTGTAGAAGACTATATCCGTAAATATTTTGCGACGAATACCAATACCAACTACGCGCTCATTTTACGCAATCATACTTTTATTAAACCCAACGTATGGGAAGAATATGAAGTTTCTATGGAACAATATCGGTATAAAATACAAAGTGATGCATACAAAAAATATATTAATTCACAAGTTGATTCCGGTTTGAAAACCGAAACACCATATCACTGCCAGTGTGGTTTTCTTATACGAAACATGAAACATCCTGAAATGAATAATATAGGTGAAACATGGTTACAACATATACAAATGTGTGGCATTCAAGACCAAATATCTTTTTTCTTTGTAAAACAATTGTTTAGTGACTATATTTTACCATTTAAAGAAATACCATTTGTTCCAAAAACACATGATACATTCGTATTGGAAAATAGTATATTTAATGTTTTATCAAAAAAATATAACAATCCATCAATGAAAATGATTATAAATTAGTTTACATGATTAATATAAATTTATGTAAAACTATATATAAATATATAGTATATCATAATATATATTATGCCATCGCTATATAAAAAAAATACAACTCTTGATGAACGCAAACTAAAGTCACAGAAATTAAAAGAAATTTATCCAAATCGTATTCCTGTTATTGTTGAAATGGCACAAAGTTCTTCAAACTATACCTCTTTTATTGAGCAAAAACATAAAGTAAAATATTTAGTTCCGAATGAAATTGCAATGGGGCAATTTGTTAAAATATTGCGCGATAAAATGAAAATACATGAAAGCAAAGCTTTATTCTTTTTTATTCATAACAAGTTATTTCCAATGTCGTGTCCAATGTCCACATTGTATGATGAATATAAAGATGAAGATGGATTTTTATATATTGAATTCTGCGAAGAGTCTACATTTGGATAAATATATTTAAATACTACATAGATATATTATTGTAATAAAATATAACTATATAGTAACATACACTGCTTTATCTTACGTTATCTTACATTATCTTACATAGTTGTAATAATGATACATGGTTTCATACAAAATAATATAACATCTTTAAAAAATAAACTATTTTCTTTTTTTAAGATTAAAGATAAATCTAAAAATATTGTGAATGCAAATGCAAATGAAAATGCTACCAATAAAAATGCTACCAATAAAAATGCTACAAGTAACAATGATTTAAATAAAATAATATACGACTATAGTATCAAAGATATGGACTCGGAAACAATCACAGAAACAAATAAAGAGAGTAATAACAATTTAGAAACGATTAGCTCCAATAATGATTTGAATATAATTCATGCATCCTTTGCAATCAATAATATAATAGACAACATAGTTACAAATACATATAACTCTTGCAATAAAAACACATATGTAAGAGATATTTCCGATTTTTATATATATAACTTAAACTACACTTCATTTCAGTCTGTAATGACCACTACACATTACTATGAATTCGCAAAATATATAGAAGCTATATTACATAATAAACTTGATGTTATGTATAATCTTCGAAGTATTAAACTTTACGATAATGATCTTGATTGCTGCAACTATCGTGCAGGTGTTTTTAAAACAGACAACTTTATTATAAAAATAGACACCGATTCATTTAACTTCAAAAATGAAATAGTTGGTATGTATAACATAGGTAAAGGACTTATAGAAGAACATAGTATAGTTTTACCATATTATACACAAATTTCTTCAAAAAAGAAAAAAAATATTAGCTTCAGTATTCAACCCAGAATACATAATACGATTTCATTACGTGACTGGATGCTTATTTATGCAAACCAGAAACTTGACATAGAATTTTATATAAGGCAATGTATACGTATATGCAAGTCTATTGAATTTATTAACTCAAAGCACATAGTTCATGGTGATATAAAACCAGATAATATTATAATCGAATATACTACAAATCGTCCATATATTATTGACTTCGGATTATGCGGACTACATGACTTATCGGAAGGAACTGGCGGGACAAAACCTTTTTGTCATCCTGGTACTATTAATATTGATGAAAGTAATAAAAATAATACTGAATATAACTGGGTAAAAAATACAAAAAATAATGACCTTTGGTCAATATCTTTTATCTTCGCGACTATTCTTATTTTTCGCAAGTGTTATGTTTATTATAAAGACTATCCCAAAGACTATTTCAATGATGATAAATATGTTAGTATAAATTATTTAAACTATATTCCTGACAAATTTAGAGCCCCATTCGTTTATGTGCTAACGAATGGTGAAGCCAATGTAAGTATCGATATACAAAGTTTTATTTCATTATTAGAAAAAACTTTATGAAGGGTGTATTGGTTATAAGTTAATCACTACTTCCTCTTCATTTTTATTTTTTTTTTCATCTTTGTTTTCATCTTTGTTTTCGTCGTAGTTTAATGTGTTTTCTATATCTAGTTTATTAGTCGCTTTTTGATGAATATCATATGGTATTGGTATTGAATTATTGGGTATTGGGAAAGATGATAATAAGGATGACGAAGATGATGCAATGTCTTGACCTTGACCTTGTTCGACTATATTCGGCAATAGTATACTTACATAGTCACCTCTCTCTTCACTATGGTCTTCATTTTTGTTAGCAGTGTTGGTTTTTTTATTATCAACTATATTCATCTTACTTGCAATAACACGTTTTGTATTTTGCCCTTGTAGTAAACGCATAACTAAATGATTGCTTATAGCTAATGTATTCATATAGGTTTTATACTTAAACACACATATCGTAGTATTTGATTTTACAAATTTAATACTATACCACCAGTATGCAGGTATATGAATCATTTGTCCTGTTATAAGTGTAACGTCTATGGTTCGCAATTTATTAAAATCCGAACGATACTCATCTTGCACATTCCATGGATTCACCGGCGAAATAAATTCAAAATTATCATAGTCATTCGTAGCATGTAAATATTTCTTTGACTTCGGAACAAGTAGTCTTACTATTGCCTTACCATTTGTAACTACAAAATAGTTACGATAATTCACCTCATAGCGCAATGGTGTTTCGACATTAAGGGATGCAAATATTATATCATAGTTACATGACGAAACCATCGATGGTCTCAAAAACATGTCATTGTTTCTATATATCTTTATAAGACCTGTTTCATCCAAAAAATCATAGTTATTTTCACTCATATACTTCGACTCTTTATCTTTTTTAAATAAGTCAATAGACTCAACTATACCTAAAGGAATATACAACTCTGTTTCGTCATCGCGCTCTTTTACATTGCGGATTTTTATATCATACCCCGTATAATTTGCCTTCACATAGTTAAAACTACACTTCTCAATAATACTTTGATTATTGAAATAGGTTACTACCGGTTGGCGAAAATCACATACCTCCTCCAATTTTTCTTTTGATGGCTGGCATATTTCATATATCTCTAAATCATTCACCTTTTTTAAATGAAAATGAACATGTAAATAAATAAATAATATTGAACAAAATACAACGACTGCGATTATTTCCTTCATTTACTGGATTTTAATAAAAAATAACTATTTATATTTGTTACTGAATAGTATACTTACTAATTTATTTTTATAATTTTTTTTATAAATTCTTACTCATTCATTGTTTAATATATTTTTATACCTATATTGTTTCCAAATACTAGTATTATATGTGTGTCGAAAAGAATACACACATATAATTCAATAGTAGTTTAAGCTTCATCTCCCTCTTCTCCCGGTTCTTCATCTCCCTGTTCTTCGCCTTCGCCTTCTTCTTCATTTTTACCTTCAACATCTTTATGTGAGTAGTATTGTCCTTCTTGTTGATCGTCTTGTTGTTCAATACTATTATTTATTATTTCTCCTGCTTCTCCTACTTCTCCTACTTCTCCTGCATTGCTATTCACATAGTTGCAAAACACATCATTAATATCTTCATATTTAAGATTGAAATTACCTGTCACATTTGACGTAGATGTGCAAGTATTTTCACCATCATAGTTTTGTTGGGTCTGAGATAGTAAACTTCCATTGATAAGTTTCATAACCATTGTCGACAACTCATTTAATGTCGTCTGTTGAGAATGTATAAGCGCCCTCAATGACTCATTCTCTTTTTGCAGTGGTTCTATCTGATTAATAATATCCGATAAATTTGTATTTGTAAGGATATTATCTAAAACCTTTGCAATAAATTCTGTATTACTTGCTAAACCATTCATGTTCATGTCATTTGGGAATTCTTGATTAGAAGACTGCGTCATCGGATTCTGAGCAGTTGTGATATTAGAATTTACACCACCAACACCCCGCTCAATCTTATCTACACGATTTGTCAACATTTGTAACCTATTTGAATAGTCATTTATAGTCGCATCCTGATTTAGTAGCTCATCATGATGCAGTTTAAATAAAATATTGGGTGGAAGTGCTGCACCGGATGGTAGACATGGCAGCCCCGCAGCACTCATCGGCAAGTCGCGAATATGAATACCATCTATCTCTGATATTGCACGATTATGCAATACCGAATTTACTACATACGGCCCTGGGCCTGAAACCTGAGGAGGCATATTTTCATTCATATTATTTGAACTCATTGCAACTGGTATATTTTTAGGACCCCCTGGTGCATTTTGTTGCGCTTGTTGTTGCGCTTGTTGTTGTTGTTGTGCTTGCATCATCCGCTGCTGCATCTGTCGAAGTATTTGCTGCTGAAGTTGTGGCGGCATTTGTCTAAAATTGGGCGGCAATCCTGGGGGTAAATTTCCACCTGCTTGTGGAGGAGGTGCCTGTGCCACCGGACTTGCCTGTCCTTGCATAGGAGGTTGTCCAAATGGAGGCCCTCCACCTCTCCTTCTTTTCGCCGCAGATAATGATGCACTATTACTCATTTCTATAACTTAAACTTAACTAAATATGTAGATTTGTTATATATTTCTTAATAATAGTATTTTAAATCTTTTTATACGCAAACATTATTTTGCATTATTTATTTTATAATTTTCATATTACTTAATATTTATTTATAACATAACCTATACACCAACCAATCATAGTAGATATTTGGTCACCTACACTATTCATAAAAGTATCAGGGCTTGGTTTACGCCCTGGCCATATTTCAATTTTGTCTAGTTCTTTTTGCAGACGTGAATTTTCAGCCATCTCGTAAATTGCGTGTAATATAAACCATTTCGCAAATGACAAACCACAATAATAAGCAATAATTCCTGAACATAAATGGTATATTAAATATTTATCTATAAAGTATTTTCCCATGGTATATAGTATATATATAGTATTATATATAGTATTATATATAGTATTATATATAGTATTATATATAGTATTATATTACTATGCCACCATCTGAAATTTTATCAGAGGATGGTGCTGATAGTTATGAATTTCAAAATCCTCAACTTGGTAATCATTAATATTATCTCTAATTTGTTTAATTGAAATAGTTGGAAACTCAAAGGGTTCTCTTTGAAGCTGTAATTTTGCTCCTTCAATATGTTCCTCATAAATATGACAATTGCCTTTAAAATATATAAACTCATAAGCCTCTAACCCACTATGTTTTGCTAGTAAATGGGTAAGAAAACTATACGATGCGATATTGAACGGGGTCCCACAGCATTCGTCGTTTGACCTTTGATACATCGAACATGACAACTTATTCCCATCCGTTACATTGAACTGGCATAATATATGACACGGCGGAAGTGCCATTTCATTCAACTTACACGGATTCCATGCAGTCATTATCATACGACGACTTGTCCTTGTTTCGGGATTCTTTAATATATTTATTATTTCTTGTAATTGGTCAATGCCTTGACCACTATAGTCTGCATCACACGTTTGATAATCAGCATTGAAATGACGCCACTGATGACCATATATCGGCCCCAAATCGCCCACACGATTCTTATCAAGTCCTCTACTATCCAAAAACTCACGCGACCCATTTCCATCCCAAATATGAACGCCGTCACGCTGCAAGTGTTCATTGTTTGTATCTCCCCGAATAAACCATAGTAATTCCTTTAGGCATGTTTTCCATGCAGTTTTTTTAGTTGTAAGTATTGGTATTTTACCATTTTCTAGGCTGAAATGCATTGCCGACCCAAAAACTGATTTGGTATTTCCATTTCGTCCTTTTTCCATTACACCATGCTCCAAAATATCATGTAATAGATTTAAATACTGGTATTCTTCATGTTCGTGTTTATTGTTGTGGTCTTTGTCGTTGTGTTGGTCTGACAGGTAGTCATATCTTTTTTTATTATTAAATTTAGCAGAAACTTTTAGCATGTTATAGTATTCACTACTGATATACTTTTATATTTATATATTTATATATAATTCTATTATTCGCATAATTATATTATTCGCATAATTATATTATTCACATAATTATATTATTCACATAATTATATTATTCACATAATTATATTATTCACATAATTAATTTCTTAACATATTTCATAGTAAATATAGAATACGTATACCACCATGGATGAAATAAAACCTATTACAAATCAAGGATTCTTTTCTTATGTTTTTAAATTATCAAAATTTAAACAAGCTGATTTATTAAATTTTATTCAATACAGCACTATTTCGATAGTCCCATTTATTTTACTATATTACTACATCAAAAAATATAGTCCTAAAATTACATATGAAAATAGCACACTTTATATCTTATTTGTAACTTTTATTTCCATACTATTATTTATAGTAGGTATATTTTTCATCGATAGAATTATCAACTTTATACCAACAATAAGCGGCAAATATTATGATGTTATTAATTTGACTAATATATCTATCATTCTTATAATGGTTCTATTAATAGTTCGCGCAGGATATATGGAAAGAACTTCTATTTTATTATACAGATTCGACAAATGGTTCAAGTTGGATGACTATATAGCAAAACTATTTGGTATTAAAAATACTACAAATTTTAATATGTTCGACGACGAACAAGATCAATGGTATTACCAGGTTGCATTCGATAATGCTAAAAATGCTGCGAAAGCCTCAGGTGCCGATGATGCAAAGGCTAATGCTGCCGGACACATGGTAGCCGAAAAACTAAAACAAGTTAAGGAAGCAGAACAAACTACAAATACACAACAAATTATTTCATCTATGGGAACAAAACAAAATCAAGCTAATTCTTCCGCTACAACCTTAAACCCCTCTATGTCACAGCAATACTCTTCGCCTGCACCCCTTCCTACCCAAGGACCTACACAGCCTCTACCCAACTTTAATAACATGTATGCAAATACACAAACTCCACTACAAAATGCAGCCACGCCTGGTATTAGCACATCGAATCCCTATGCTATGGGTGGTAGCATGATGGATAGCAGCGAGCCTGAACCAGCAAATGGCGCACTCGGTGGGGGTTTCACTTCTTGGTAAATTTAGATAATATTTATAAATATAAATATGTATTTTTATTTTTAATGTCATTTTCTCATTTTATATAATTATTATTTTATAGAATAATTATATACTACCATATTTATATACTATTATATTTATACCATGAAGCATGAGATTTACAAACTAGTCATTATTTCCTTATTTACATTTGTAGTTTTCGGTTTTATAGACTCACTATTTTTTGGTATTTATTTGAATGATGGTACTTCTACATTTTTTGAGAAAATAGGTCTAAATCAAAACAATAGTGATATCATGGTTGGTGCATTATCTACATCTACTGCTGTGATTATGTCTTCTTACATTGAAAAGATAAATAAGAAACTATTCGGTGAAATAATAAAAAACCCATTACTTGATGTTGCTGGTATTATTATTGGTACATATTTTTATATTATTATCATTAGAAAATATGATGTTATAGAAAAAATATTATCAAAATATACACATTATAACACAAGTAATAAAAAATAAATATACACAACTTGTCATATAACTCACCTACAACAAAACATCTCCCTCATAAAAAATAGCAGACAATTTTCCTTCATCTCTTTTTTATCGTTTAACATCTTATAGTGCTTAATTGTATCATTATATGCATCATATTCACTATACGTTTTTATCGAAATGTTCGGTAATCTCGGACTATACGCCGACTCATAATATATTTCATCACTATCTGTTCTTTGTATAATACCTGTACCTTTATTTGTTATTTCTTCCATACGCTGATAAGCAACTTCGTCATATATACTTGGGGGCAGTTTTACGTTATAGTCTGGATTATAATTAAATGAATAATCATACGTCGTATAAACCTCAAAAACCATTAATTTTATGTATTCTATATACTAGTATCATATTTTATCACAATAATTCTAAGTATATTTATAATATTTTCACTATAAATATACACATTTTTTTAAAGGGTGTGTTTCTTATTTTTGAATTATTCCTCTACTTTCTCTCTTTTATCATCTTTTTAATGTATCGGGGGTTAGTGGACCACCCCATACTATACTCGCATCGACATCTAGTCCTTCTTGTCGATAATAACTTCACGACTCACTGCGCGAATAATCTTGCGCCCGTTTTTTTCCTCATCTTCTATCGGCTCCGAAATATTGCGCAACATAGTTAAATACGCTATTTGCTTCTGCTCTGTCTCCATCCAATCCGGATTTTCGTCCGTCCATATTTGTAACGCATTTCGCTCCTTATCTGCTATCATCTCTATCGTATTTTTCATTATCTCATGCGTCTCATCCTTCTCCCACTTCTCCTTGTCTTTAATATACATCGTCTCGCGTTTCTTATCTGTGCAATGGATGGGACGCTTGTATATATCCAGCTCTTTCAACCCCCTTATCATCACATTGCTAATCCCCTGCACCAACCCATTCTTCTTCGAATACAATAAATCATCAAATGTTATCTTAAGCGACTCTACGAATTCAGATATATTGAGTGCATCTTTGCATTGCTCGTTCAAAAAGAAGTTCAAATTGAAATTATTCAACGTGTTATTGTTTGTTGTGTTGTTGTTGTTGTTGTTGATCGTAGTATTATTACCCATTTTTGGTATTATATTATTTAGTTGGTCCTGTTGTCCTTTTATTATTTTCATCATTTCTTTATTGTCATTTATTAACTCCATAAACATATTTTTTGTTATAGTTATATTATTGTCTGAGCATGTACTATCTCCTATAGTCGTATCTGTTTCTTTTTTATCATTATCTATTACACCTTTATTATCAAATTTTATTGGTAATGATATTGGATTTGAACCATTGCACTTCTTAGTATGATACCATAAACTAGTTCTTGCTTTATATTCCTTATTACATTTACTACATACAAATTCATATTTGGTAGACTCCGGCGTAATTTTTTGTTCTATATTTGTTCTATTTATATGTTTACGTGTCAATACATGTCGTGTCCAGTCAATGTTTTTAGAGCATTTAAAGTCACAAATTTTACAATGGAATTTATTGGCGTAATTTGGCGTAATTTCCATTCTATTTATATACATAGATATAGAATATATTTTACGCCTAAACCCTTTTCGTAAATATATATAAAAATGTCCAAAAATTATCGTAACAATTTTTTAAACTAAAAAATGCAAATGAGAGCATTATGGTCTGAGTGAGGTTTTCAACATTTTTTTCAAATCTAGAAATGAAAATCTGAAAATGGACATTTATAAATGTCCTTTTTTGAAAAATCGAAAATAGATTTGAAAAAACATTACATCATTCATTCTTAAGCGTCCGCTTGCGCCATTTCCGCGACCTTACCTTTATGCTTTGAGTGTTTGTTTTTAGTTATAAGAGATTGTGAGCATTATGCTGCGGATTGCATATTCGCGAATGAGGGTGCAAAAGATCGCGCAAAAGTTGGGGAGGCTGTTTTCATGGATTCTTGGTTGGTTGTTTTTCGGGGATGTTTTGGAATTCTATTTCGGTGGCGCGGAGAAATAGATACTCCGGCGACTTCGGTGAGATGGAGCAGCATATTTCCCCGCAAAAAGATTGCGTGAAAGTTGGGGAGGCTGTTTTTGCAAATTCTTGGTTCGGTGTTTTTGGGGGATGTTTGGAATATTCTTTGCGGACATCCAAAAAAACATTATTCAACAATAGAATTTAAAGTTATAGGTATAGTATATATAGTTGGTGTTGGTTAGTATACTATGAGCCTCGACGTAAATGACCTAATTCAGGCACTTGAAAATGAAAATAATACAAATGTTGCCGGGTTATCCTCTGCAACTATGAAAAAAAACAAGAACGATATTTTGCAGAAATTGCAACTTTCAGGTGGCGAATTGAAACAATACCACAAAGTCCTCAAAGACTACAAATATGTAGATGAACTCAATGAATTGCAAGTTGGTCGGTTTATACGCTGGATACGATTGGACAAAGATACTGCGGATATTAAACTAGTAAATGGTGCAGTGCTTGTAAATATTTTAGTGAATGAAAAAGGGGTATTTTTGATATGTTCAGGATTAAATAGAGGAGGAAGAGGCGGCAGACGAAACGTCGCACTAAAATTTGACAATTGCTTGATTTTTCAGAAACTATCCGACCAGGAAAAAATCCTTGTTAGTGCAATTGACTACCTCGAAAAAAATTAGGACTCACATCATTTCAATATAGTTTTGAATACTATTGAAATAATATAAGATTGTTCAAGTTTATTTATGTTTGTTTTAGTATTTCTGTTACAATTTTTCAAATTCGTCGTCGTCATCGCTAACATCACCATATTTTGAAAGTTCTTCTTCAACATTTATTACAATTTCATTAGATGTATTACCATCGCGCTGTTTTTCTTCTTGACTCTCCTCTGTATTCGTATTATCCCAGTAGTTCGAAAAATATGCATTCAAATCTGTCCCATTGCATAATTCCATATTTTCATCACACATTATTGGCTCCAATGATGGCAAGTCGCGATACAAGTCTTCGATATGTGGATTACTGCAACCAAACCTCATACACGCACACGCCCCCATAGACTCCAAATATTCACACTTGTCTTTATACTCGCGTAGCTGCACTCTCATGTCATCCAATAGACCCCTAACTTCTGTAGTTGTTTCGAAACATTGGGCATTTTCTGTGTTATTTTCTTCCACCTTAGATACGCGCCGGCGTAGGATACCAATTTCGGCATATTTTTTGGCAAGATTGCGCGACTTGTGCTTGGCATGACGCAACTTGCGTGTATGGATGGTCAAAATATCGGAAAATCTGTCGAGGCATTTATTGGCGTCCTCATTCTGATCGACTAAATCTTGGATACGTTCATATAAATCGGCCTCATCTTTTTCGGTGAGATAGTGCTGCGATATGTGCGCGATTTTTGAATCATGGTCGTTGTGACACGTTTTGAGAGCACTGATGCCGCGCTCGGCAATCGTCATACGCTCCGCTAGCCCAAGATTTACCCAATCATTCACGCGCGACTCAATGCGGTCAATCTTGCGCGATAATTCGGAGACATGCGCGGTCAACAATTCAACAGATGCGACGATTTCGCCGGGGGATGGAAGCTTTGATGTTGTGGGGACATTTATCATCGGAATATATGGATTGGTTTGATAGGTTTGCGTAGGTGCACGAAATATTGAACTACTGCTCATTGTAGTATTGGTATTGTCGGAGATAATGTAACTTTTATTGTATTTAGTATTCATGTTCGTCAATTGTGTGATTGCTTGCTTTTGCGTCAACTATAATGTACTATAATACTTTATATTTAATATTTTCAATTTTATATATATTATATAGACATATATTACTAATATTACCATATAATGTCGCAAGGGTCGGTGTATGGATGGGGTGAATCACCATTAGCATCAGCATGGCCATCAGCATCAGCATCATCATCACCATCAAGATGGGGGACAATGAACTGGGGAGACACATTAAAGATGTTTGGTCATGATGGTTCTATGTCTCCACAACAAGCGAGAGCACCATCGCCAACATTCAGTGTAGTAGGAGAAGAACGTTCTTTATCACCCAAAAAACTAAAAGAAAGGAACCGATCGCAATCACCATTGTTAGGAACAATACAAAGTCCAATAAGAGGTCCGCGTATTTTTATAATAAATTGTCATGGTGTTACATTTCCCGATGATAATGGAAACCCTGCAATGATAGATGATATCCTTGTTGACACATTCACGTCTGTAAAGTTTGCACATGGATTTGGGAAATATTTATATAATGCACAAACCTGCTCCTTTTTCGATGAACCATATAGGTATTTTATCGATAGAGTTTTAGAAACAACTAAAGAAAACCCAGATTCACTGCAAAAAGATGTGCTTAGAGAAACAATTACTCGTTCATTATGTTATGTTCGCGATGTAAAGGGTGTAATAGTGAAAGACAAATGTAAGTTTAAATGTCATCGTATTGGTCGGAAAATGGCAGATATGTATATAATGGGTGCAGGATCTCCTATGGATGACGTGGTTATATGTATTGACCCACTTACCGGCGATGAAGAAGATGTTCATGACAAATTTGGACTTAGGCAACTTGATGAAAGACCCGTGACATATGCATCAGGTGTTAGAAAAGAAATAGATAAAGCTTTTAACATTGCAATAAGAAAAGACGAACGTGAATTGGATGACTTACGTTCACAAATATCAATGTTGTCACAACCACATCTAAGAACTGCAGAAAATATGGATATAGCTAAAAAACTTAGAAAAAAATATGATGCTAAATTTTTAAAACTTAATATAACTAGAGAAGCTTTAAGGGATGCTGTACAAGGCCCTAAATATAGATATAAATTTGAAAATCTTGATAAATATGCTGTTCTCGAAGGCAAACATTATATGATAAAACTTTCTGATGCGTTATATATCGCGGTTCGTAATGGGACTATTGACCCCCGAAAAGATTTTGTTGTTGTGGAAGCATGCAGAAATTTTTATGGACAATTACCAAGCGGATATGACACTACAAAAAGTCCTGGTAGAGCTGGTAGTGAATCTGATAGTCAAGGTGGAGGAGGTGATGCAAAATGTAAATATAGTCGCAAAAAATATGGGAAGAATAAAGGCAGGAATAAAAATAAAAATAAAAATAGAAGGAAAACAATACGTAACCGAAAATCAAGTAAGTCAAATATGTCGCGTAAGTTCCGTAAGTCTCGCAAATGTAGCAACTCATCATAGTAATCAACAATGCGTGCAGATGAACACTTTTCCGTCGCCGCGGGAGTGTGCTGAATTGTGCTGCATGTCAAGGGGGTAAAGGATTTCGTGTGTAGTCAACCCATGAATATGAAACTTCGGGAATACTTCTTCCAACTTGCGGATTAAGCCGTGTTCGGCATTCAGGGTCAAATCTGCGTGAATATGTTTCTTCATTTCGGCACATAGGTGGCGCGACAGGATGTCAAATGCTTCCGATTCTTCTTGATCACGATTCGTAAACTTGGGGTCGAATACGCGTCGGTCAATTGCAATATCCATCTCATATTTCCAAAATATATCGCACGACATCACGAGCCGCAATGTGACGCTTGGGATGTTATTGTTGTTGGTGTTAGTGTTGGCGTTGCGGTTGCCGGCGGCGGTTTGGGTTCTGTTCATGGTGGATTTGTGTCTATGTGCTTCTACTATATCATATAGTATATTATGATATAGTCTTCAATTTTCTATACTAGTATGTAATATAATGAATATAACAAATATATTGATTTTATAGTTGTGATTATTCTACAAATATAAAATGTTTTTGACTATACTTTTCGAATAGACCTTTTATGCTTTTTGTTACGTTTTTGATTCGCTTTTGTAAGGATAGGTTTCAGTAGCTTATTCTTTTTTGTTTTATTATTATTATTCTTATTAGTGTAATGTTTATTCTTTTTCGTGGTTTTGTGTGTTGGATTGGTTGCACTAGAACGATTTTTGATAGTTTTACGCTTTTTGGGTCGTTTATTTGACTGCAATGGATGAGAAGGAGGAGGAAGTAATAATCTGCGTTGTTTTTTACCACCGCCTAGTGGCATAGGTTGCCCAACTAGTATAGCTGGTATACTAATGTTGAGCATCTCTGCAACATAACCTTCTCTAAATAGCGGCACTTTTGTTAGGTCTAATGTTTGTGTCAATAAACTAAATTCAGTAGGTTTTGGTTCATACGTATATTGATCTAATGTAATACTTTGATTTTCTATATCTTTTGCAGTTACAAAAGGTTCAACTGGTTTTTTTAAAGCATTTAACTGATTTAGTCCATAATCTTCAGTAGGTGGTTCTGGTGGTGTTATTTGTGATGAAAATTTTTTTTCTGTAAAAAAACTAAGTTGTTCCGGGAAATTTTGCATAAATATTTGAAGAATTGAAATACCATAACCAAATAAAGTAGTTGCTATTTGAAATGACAATGTAACAAAGGCATTTTTATATTTAAATAATACACCATTAAATTTTTGTATAAGTTCACTTAACGTTTGTATTAACGGAGGCAATTGTTTGATAAGTACTGAAATACGTTCTACGGCATTTTTATTTATTAGATCAGCATTATGATCTACTAAATTGTCAATTGAGATTTTTGCGGTATTTGCGGTATTGCGTATTACATAAATAGTTTCTACTATTTGTTTTAGTAATTTATCAAAACCGGAATAGGATTTAATCAATGGTTCATAATTACTTATAAAAGCTACATCAGTTCTACCAAAAATTACTTGGTTATCTGATACTCTAGTAATCCCCATTTGTTCAAATTTATGAGCGATATCTCTTGTTTGTGTGTATATTGTATCTATTATATTCTTCTCTGAACTCATAGCAGCCTTTGCCGCATTTAAATATTCTTGTAAGTTGGTGTCATAAACTTTTTTTATTTTTGCATCTTTTTCTGGTTTGACTCTTGTTTTTTCGATACCTAATTTTATAATTTCTTGTTGCTTTCTTAAAAGTTCAGAATGAATTGTTTGTTCAGCTGTTAGCTCTTCTTCTGCTGCTGCTATAAGTTCAGTTGCATTGGGTAGTATTTTAGCTTCAGATATACGTTTTTTAATATTCTCAATTTTTATCTCGCTTTCACGCATCCTACTCTCTAATTCTCCCTGGGTTTTATTATCACTCTTAATACTTTCAGTTAATTCTAGGAGTTCATTTTTTTTTAAATTATAAGCTGATTGTCGAGATTCGAATAACACGACAAATGCATGACTAATTTTTGTTTTTGCTTCTTCTTCTGTTTTTGCTTCCTCAAAAATTTTTTTCGTGGTTTGGTCGTTTAGATATATTACAAGTTTACTAATTGCATAAAATACTCCTGTAGGGTTATTAGTAGTATATAACTGATGAAATGCATGAACTATTTTTTCAAATGGTTCACATAGTGTTTTGAATGTATAAAGACTTGTTTCAAGTGAAAGTGAAGAATTAGATGGACCTTTACTGGCAGTTTCAGGTGTAGGTGTAGGTGCCGGTTTTAAATAATTTTTAACTACTGCATTATTTTCAAAATATTTTTTTCTAAGCTGATCTAACATTTCTTTTACATTTTCTAATCTTGATTTTAAAATTTGGCAACCTGCTTTAAATTTTGTAATTTGTAAAATTATAGCGGTATGTCTTTCTTTTGAATTTGTAAAAACTGACGAGTCTTTTTGTCTTGTTTGTGATTTACTTATTAATACAGCAAGTTCATCTATTTTAACCCCAATAAAACTTATCACTTCTTCTAGTTCTTCGGTATTTAAGTTTCTAGTAATCTCGTCTAAGTTATCTGTTATTTTATGAATTATACTTTCTATATTTCCTATAGTTTGTGTTTTTTTATCATTATCAGGAGTTGTTTTAAATAAGTCCAAAAAATGTTCATTTAAAAAGATATTACTCTTTTTATTTTCTGAAAATTTTTGTAGAATACTTTGAGTATTAACAAATAATAATAATAATTTTTTTAATCCAATTTGTTTAACCCTTTTATTTATATCTACTCGTATTTGTTTCGCTGGTTTAAATAGGGAATTCGTGTTAGACTCATCAATAGTAGCAATAGCAGGGGGTAAAGTCAAAGGGTCGAAAAAATCTTTTTCACTAAAATAGATTAATGATTTATAAAAAGAGAGTTTTATACCATAAGGCGAAGAAGTATCTCCGGTAAAATTTACAATTGCAACAGGAATTTTAAGCATTTCGTTCGATTTAGAAAGAATATCGCCACCTTTTTGCGCAAGTTCTTCAATTTGTTTAGGTTTTAATGGCTCTGCATATTTTTCTTGCTCAGCTTTTGCCTCATTTTCTTTAAATTTTTCAAATACTGCTTGTGAAGATAACTCAAGAACCTCATCGGTTAATGTTTTCACATCTAAACCAATAGATTCAATGCTTTGGTTAACTTCTACTAATTTTTTCATATTTTCACATGTGGCAAGATTATGTTGTTGTTCTTCTAATGATTTCGCAAGTTCTTTTAGTCTTTCATTTAATCTAGATTTATCGTCTGAGTCAGGTAAATTTCCAATAAAGTCTTTAGTTTTACCTATGCTATCTTCAATAGTTGGTATTTTGGCGGTAGTTTCAGCTTTTGCATCTTGTAGTTTTTTTATTTTAGTTTGCTCTTGTTCGGTTCTTGTTTTGTCTGCATATTGAGTGAAGGTAATGGCAATTTTATCAAGTTTACTGCTACATTCGAGTAAATCATTAATACTTGTGGCAGATTTTATTAGGTCTTTAATTCTGTTAACTTGGTTAATATATATTTTTTTATTTTCTGTACTATCAGTAGGCTTCATAGCTATCCAAATATCAGAGTTGGTTATAACTTTCTCTTGTTCTTTTATTTTTTCGTCTAATTCTTTTTTTTTGCTCTCAAACTCCTTGGCTGCTACTGCTGCCGATGATGATGGTAAAATGAAGGAGGAGTCGAAACCGGAACCGACTCCACTAGGTGCAAATGAACTAGAACTATCACTAGTAGATGATGCTGCAGGTGCAGCGAATAATGACGATGATGATGATGATGATGATGATGATGATGATGACAATGAAGATGATGCTGCAAATGTTGATATTGGTGCCGATGGAAATGATGATGCTGCAAATGTTGATGATGGTGATGAAAATGATGATGTTGCCGCTGGTGAAAATGCTGCAGATGTTGATGTTGAAGATGATGCTGCAGATGAAGATGTTGCCGCAGGTGTTGATGCTGGTGAAAATGTTGATGGTGATGCTGCTGCTGATGAAAATGCCGCAGATGATGATGTTGATGGCAATGAAAATGATGATGATGGTGATGAAAATGCCGCAGATGTTGATGCTGCAGTGGATGATCCTATAGGTAAAGCGAATAATGATGATGCTGATGATGGTGATGATGCTGATGATGCACTTGATAAAGATGATGCTTCCGCTGCTGTTTTGGCTTCCGCTGCTGCTGGTGCTGCTGCTGCTGCTGCTGCTGGTGCCTTTTTCGATTTACTAAAATCAGTGTCATCATCTTTGACAAATGCTGTATATTGTGATAATAAATCACCAATAAAATAATAATTTAAAATACCTCTTTCTTTGCAATCAAACTCCTTTCCTAACGGACATTGATCGTCGTAATCAAATGGCTTACAAAAATAAATACAACCATTCATATAACAATCATAAATACCATATTTATTAACTTTAGAATTAAAGGGTATTATAAATAGTGGGAAATAATAGTTTTTTCCAACAAAGTTTGATAAAGGTGTATCACCATCTTTTTCACTCGTAACTATTCTATATTTAACATAATAATATTTATATTTTCGTTCTGGAGCCGAATCATTTTCAGTAATCTCTAGTTCATATACTTCAACATTAATAATGCAATTACTAGCAAAATTAAAACTATAATTATATAATGCTTTACCAGGAGAAACCGCTGAAAAATATTGTGTAATAAATGCATAGATAACTTTGAATATATATACATATTCATCCATAAAATTTTTTTGTGGTGTCACTGCACTTGCATTTCTTTTTTCTACTTTTAAACTATGACTATCAATGAATCTACTTATTTCAGGATAAATTTTATTTATATCAACAATATTACCAGTAATTGTTCTCAACATAAATGGACTATCATTTGTTTTACCACAATTTGCACCAATTAAATTACAAAATGTAGATAGTTCATTAAATTTCGTTTTCTCACCCTTTTCACACACCTCACTTTCTCTATTTTTCGGATTTGTGCCATACGCAAAGAGGTCTGTTCCAAAATTATTAAACTCTATTGTAGCTTCCTTTATTTTCTCAAAATTTTTAAAAATAAAATCTTGCAATGATAAATGTATAAATGTTCCGGTTGTATAATTACCCGGTTTTAAAAATGAACCTAAAGCCCAAATGCCTAACCTCCATGTTCCCATCTCTGATTTTGACTGATATGCTTTAAATGTTCCTTTTTCGCTTCCATTAGAACATTCGATATCAATTATACATCTGTGTGACGATGATGATGTATCTTTATTAAGTAAACTAAAAGAATAGTCATCTATTTTTATTGTCAAATTCGTCTCCGCTCCCTTTACTGCCACCGACGATTGTTCCATAGATGGTGGTACCAATACAGGTTGTGATAGTGTAAATGGTGATAATATCGATGACGCCTTGGCTTCCGCTGCTGCTTTTGTTTCCACTCCTGCTCCCGATTCCGCTGCCGCCTTGGCTTCCGCTGCTGCTTTTTGTTCCGCTGCTGCTTTTGCTTCCGCTGCTGCTTTTGCTTCCGCTGCTGCTTTTGCATCCGCTGCTGCTTTTGCATCCGCTGCCGCCTTGGCTTCCGCTGCTGCTTTGGCTTCCGCTGCCGCCTTGGCTTCCGCTGCCGCCTTGGCTTCCGCTGCTGCTTTGGCTTCCGCTGCCGCCTTGGCTTCCGCTGCTGCTTTGGCTTCCGCTGCCGCCTTGGCTTCCGCTGCTGCTTTGGCTTCCGCTGCCGCCTTGGCTTCCGCTGCCGCCTTGGCTTCCGCTGCTGCTTGGGCTTCCGCTGCCGCCTTGGCTTCCGCTGCTGCATTGGCTTCCGCTGCCGCCTTGGCTTCCGCTGCCGCCTTGGCTTCCGCTGCTTCAAAAATCTGTATTCTGTGATTTTCCTTATCGCTCACGGCGATGATGCTTCTATTCTTGTCAATCGCAACGGCGCATGGATGGTTGAATTTTTCATTGTCTGAGCCTTTGCTGCCGATGGTGCGAACATGGGCGCCGTCGATGTAGCGCAGCACTTGCACGCGATTGTTGTCTCTTTCAACTACAACTATGTGACCGGCGGCATCGAACGCAACATCCGTGGGCTTGTTGAATTGGCCGGCGCCTTTACCTTCGCTGCCGATGGTGCGGACATGCGCGCCGTCGCTGTAGCGCAGCACCTGAACACGATCGTTGTTTTGGTCAGCAACAACAAGGTTGCCTTCGCTGTCAAACACCATACCGCCAAAGCCTCCTCCGAACTGCCCGTTGCCGCTGCCCCTGCTGCCGATGGTGCGCATGTAGGCGCCGTCGCTCAGCCGATGCACTTGCACACGAGCGTTGCCGCTGTCAAATACAGCAACGTTGCCCTTGCCGTCGACGGCGATGCCATTGGGTTGGTTGAATTGTCCGTCGCCTGAGCCTCTACTGCCAATAGTGCGAACATACACGCTGTCGATGTAGCGCAGCACTTGCACGCGATCGCCTCTGAGCTCAGATACAATGATGTGCCCCGCGTCATCAAACGCTATGCTCGAGGGAAAATCGAACTGCCCTTCGCTCTTGCCATTGCTGCCAATGTTGCGCAAGTGCGTCCCATCGTGCCTAAAGACTTGAATGCGATGGTTGAGACCATCGCACACCACCAAGTTGCCCTCGCCATCAAACGCAACACCAGACGGATACTGAAACTTCCCATTATCAGCACCTTGGCTGCCAAAGGAACTCAAAAATTTTACAGGGTAAGCCGCCGCTGCTGATTTTGCTTCCGGTGCAGCATTTGCTTCCGCTGCTGCTTTTGCTTCTGCTGCAGCATTTGCTTCCGCTGCCGCCTTGGCTTCCGCTGCTGCTTTTGCTTCCGGTGCAGCATTTGCTTCCGCTGCTGCTTTTGCTTCTGCTGCAGCATTTGCTTCCGCTGCCGCCTTGGCTTCCGCTGCTGCTTTTGCTTCCGCTGCTGCTTTTGCATCCGCTGCCGCTTTGGCTTCCGCTGCCGCCTTGGCTTCCGCTGCTGCTTTTGCATCCGCTGCCGCCTTGGCTTCCGCTGCCGCCTTGGCTTCCGCTGCCGCCTTGGCTTCCGCTGCTGCTTTTGCTTCCGCTGCCGCCTTGGCTTCCGCTGCCGCCTTGGCTTCCGCTGCCGCCTTGGCTTCCGCTGCCGCCTTGGCTTCCGCTGCTGCTTTTGCTTCCGCTGCTGATTTTGCATCCGCTGCTGATTTTGTTGCCGCTTCTTTTATACGTTGTTCCATCATATTTGAATCTCTTTGTGTTGGAAAAGTATATTGAGTACATGATTGATTATTTTTATAAATAAATCTAACAAAAAAATTATTATCATAATCATTAATATAATACATACTCCAGTCAATTGGCAAATCTTTAATTAAATTTTTAGCATCATTACCAGTTATAGCAAGAACTTCTTTAGGAACTATGTAATAGTAGTTAGTGTCGGTATTATCAACACTTTTAAAACATACATAGTTCGTATATGTAGAATCAGTACTTAATATAACATTCCAACCACCTATTTGATTTAGAGGAGCTGGTGGTAATGGCGCTGTCGCTGGCGCTGTCGCTGGCGCTGTCGCTGGCGCTGTCGCTGGCGCTATGTTTTCATCATCATCATCATTGAAAAGACCCTTTGCTGATTTGGCTTGACCAGTTCCAGAACCAGAAGTATCACTAGAACTAGAACTAGAACTAGAAGTATTAACAGGAGTACCACCTTTATCACCACTGGTAGGATGAGGATCACCAACATTTCCATCTTTACTATCAGGAGGAGGAGGATGAGGATGAGGAGGAGGACCACCACCACCACCATCACCTCCACCACCACCCCCACCACCAGTTGCAGTTTTTGTTTTAAATTCTTTATAACTACCATATATGTTTGTTTTAGTCCCTAAACTACTATCATATGTTATATATGCTTGAACATAATAGTTCTTATCTGAGGTAAGTGATGTGATGTTATGTGTAAACTTATTATTACTAGGTGTATAACTTGCTGGAACATCTGTACCATAACCATCACTCGCTGGTTTTGTATCTGATTGTGCGTAATAAAAACCTGCTCCTTTTATTTTGTCATTCGGGTTAGTAATAACTCCTTCAATGGTAGCTGAATCATTTGTTATACTAGCATCAACTACACTAGTTTCAACCCTAGCAGTATTTTCTATATACAAGCCAGTATTATCTGATATTAGCCATAACACTTCAGGAAATGGATCAGATGGGGTGCCTGGTTTGAATCCATGTGGTAAAGTTCTAGGAACAGGAGGAGTGCTAAAATTCAATGGATTCTTCGTCGAATCACTACTTTGAAATTTGAAATATGCATTATTTGAACTACTTGCATTAAATGTGGAATTAGTATACTGATCATGTGTAATAAAAAATTTTACATTATATGTTCCTCTTCTTGAAAAGCCAACACAACCTAAAGGACTTACTAAAATTGCGTCATCAATATTATTTACAAAATAAGATGGCAAAGGTAGTAATGTCAAATTACTATCAACCATAGAAGATATATACACTATGTATCCATCAACACTTGAAGAAGCACCTACAAATTTTGTAATTTTAAAAGTAAATTTAGTTGTTGAAGGTGTAGGCCCGTTGTTTGGGGGACAAATTCCTTTTCCCCATTTTACAATTTTTGGTTCATTACCGGGAGTATATGACACCTTTGCGTTTGTTTCAGCTGTTATATTAAATTTATAATATGATAAATCTAATGTTGGCTTAGAAGATATAAGACTACTAAGATCCATTCCCATTATCATTGCATTTAATCTCATTTTACATAATAGTTTGTCTTGTAATGTAGACTTATTAGTAATACCTGAAAAAATACCACGAACATCTATATTAATAGGAATATTGTCACATAGGTTTTGAATTACATATATATATATTTCAATATCTTCTCCATCAAGATTGTTTATTTTTTCAGGTATATTTTCAAAAATACCACTAGATGCAAAATCGATAAGGTAATCAACACCATCTAGATTATGTTTTAATAAGTTACTTGGTTGGGTAATTTTCAAAGATGTAAAACAATTATTTTCATAAATATCTAAAAAGTCATAAAGAAGTCTCTTACTTTGATATGCATTGAAGTTTCGAGCTACTATAACATTTTTAATTTTAGGATATAAATCAGTATCACCAGTGCGTAATGCTGTAAAAAGTTCTTGTAACCATTCTGGTGTATCAATTTTGTGTGTTTTAGCTTTAAACATAAAAAGAAGTATAAAAAGTGGTAAAAGAAGTGTATATAGAGTGTAGAGAAAAAAGGGTGTGAAAGTGTGTGTAAAAAGTGCGGTAAGCAGTAAAACCCTTAAAGTGCCAAAACTCCAAAAAGCCCCCAAAAAAAGCCAGTAGGGTTCACAACCC